AAGTACAAAGCTTTTCAGCTCACTAATGTCTTGAATCCCACTCTGGCCACCAGCCGCAAGCATCGCATTAATATCATTGGCACTCATCGGCGTATCTGTGGATGTTTTCAGCGCCCAAGAACGCAGCTGAGCAGACTGCTCCGGTGTCATGTCCACAACTTTGCTGACATCAGCAAATGAGCTTTCGTTCTTCATCGCAGACCACATAGTGCCAGCCAACGGCGCCGCGGCCATCGCTAAACTCGTTGCCTGACTGCCTATCTCACCAAGCTTTGCTTTTCTAGCATCAATGCGACCTTGGATGGTCTGCATTTCCTTGAGCCGACGATTCTGCTTCTCAAGAGCCGCCGTTGATTTCTCAGTTTGGGACTGCAAACGCTTTTGCTCGTCACCGAGCCTATCGGTACTAATACCGGCTTTCTTCAGGGCATCACCCAAGCTCTGCAAGCGGTTCTGTTGTTTCGTCTGGCGATCAGTTAGAGAATCAACCTTCCCTGACGCCTTTTTATAAGCCGCACCTAATTCAGTCGTTCGAACCTTGCCATGGTGAATCTGCGAATTTAACGACTGAAGTCGCTTATTGGCTTCATTAAGTTTCAACTTGAGCTGTTGAGCCCCTTCACCAGAGGCTTTTTTCATTTGCTGGTTTAGGCTTCGGATTTCAGCCTGGGTAATGCCGTACTCGCCACGTAAATGAGATGTCTTCTGCTTATTCTCTTCCATCTCAATACCAAGCGCATTCATAGATGCCTTGGCGTCAGTAACCTGCTTGGCCAGTTTTGCAGCTCGACTACTGACAGACTCAAACCCTTTAACTTCACGGAGCTGAGTATTAAGAGACTTCACCTCACCACGCTGCTCTTCCAACGCTGCTGTCAGGCGCTCTGTAGCCGTAGTAGTCGAAACAATATCCTTGGTGCCCTTTACGGTAGCATCAAGGACAAAGCTGATCTTTTCGCTCATCGTTTCACCCCGAGCTTAGAAAGAATCAATTCGTAGCGCCGCATCGCCTGATCTTGTGGCCACTCTCGCAGTTCACTCTCAGAGGTATTACGGTGCATAGGGATTAAATCAATGAGCGCTTCTACATCGTTGGGCGAAAGTAATCCCCCGACAGTTGAAAAAAAGCGCCGACCTGAGGCTTGATAGCCAGGTAGTCATTCAGCGCCATCGCATCCATATCAGGTGTATCGAGGTTACAAACAACACGGAACATGAAGTTCTCTTGCTCGATGTCATCCGTGATTTCCGCAAGCGCTTCCGAGTGTTTGACCTTAGGAACAACGAACTTGATATGTGAAATACTCTCGCCAAGCTCATTAGTGAATGGGAACAGCAAATCAAACTCAAAATCAGAACCAGTCAGTCGCTTCTCTTGAATCTCATCGGATGGCTTCAAGATAAAAGCTCGAATATCTTCATGTAGCTGAGTGAAATCAGGCGCTGACAGCTCTTCAAATTCCTCCTTGGAGATATCGGTACAGGCCAAGATCATCGCTTTAAGTTGCTGGAACAACTCAGAAGGACTCAGCTCTTTATCTACCCCAAGATTGACATAAGGAAGCTGTCGGAACCCCCCCAGAGAAATAGGCTTGATTTCAATTTCATGGTTATCGTTTCGGTTGTAAAACGGCAGCTTAGTGGTCTTTTTCATGGAAATTCCGATACAAAAAAAGCGCCCTCAGGCGCTTATCAACTAAACGAAAAACAACTACAGGCTTATCCCCGCCTCACCCATCAAATCGGCACCACCGACAATGGTTTTCCCGGTGTTTACATTGATGTCATGAACAACAGTGCCGGTATCACGTTGGGTATACGCCTTACAGGTACCTTCGATAGTAACGGTCGGCTTCTCACCCATTTTCACAGGATCTTTCTTGATCCCAGTGATTGGCCCGTACATTGAATACTCCTCAACATACGCCACACCTTCCGTGCTTTTGCCTTTCTCGGTCACATTCACCTGAGCATTGCCCATGGTGAACTTACCCAGCGCTTTAGAAAGCGCACCATGTTCACCGCGCACCTTGAGCGACCAACTTAGCTTCTCCAGCCCAACGGTATCTTCCGAGACAACAAACGAGCCTTCGTTGTTGGCTAGTTTGGCTTTGATTTCTGGCGGCGTGAAATCAACGATCTCATTCATCAAAGGCACAGATTCAACCTGTGCCTTAATCCGCATACGGATACGATCAGCCATTTACCACCTCCTCAAGCCAAGCTGTAATCAAGCCATTATCGACACTCATCTCATACACCATGTGTTCATTCGGTGAGTAACGGCCATAGTTAACGCACAAGAACCAACGGCCAGAGCTGTAGGTCTCAAGATTGTTCTTACTTGGGTGCAAGAAGGCTTTGAATACAGGAATCACACCCTGAGCAACCAGGTCTTGTCCCCAATTGGTCAGACGATCAATCACCTGCTGCATAAACTCCTCTGTGAGCTGTTTGCCCATTAACGGCTGACTGGTTTCTTCCAGCTTTCGCGCCATCAAATCTTCAAGGCCAACATGAGAAATAAAGCGCCCGGTATTGGTTCGGTTTCCAATGATCGAATAACCGCCCATACGGGTACGGGCAATGGTCACAACACCGTGCTTATTGAGGAAGTTGGCCTGAGTGGTTTTATCATTGATCTTGTACGACACGTTACGGGCAGTTTCATCACAAAGTACCGAACGGTTTTGAGGGCTAACCCAACCATCCACAGAAGCCATCGCCGCCACCAGCGCAATCGAAGCAGGCATCAATAGCTGGGCACCGTCATAAGTCTTAAGAAACCAAGGATCGATAATACTAACTTTATCCTCACCCGTTCCTTCTGCGCCAAATTCAGCCGCAAGCTCTGCTGCAGCCATATCGTTTGTATTAGGCCCATCCAGCACCGAACGACAGCGAACATCACGCCCCATCAGTGCTAGCTTCTGCCCAATAGGTTTAGAGCTAAAGCCAGGGGCGGCAATAATCGTTGGTGTCTCAGGACAACCTTTTACGGTCTCGAGGCCTTTTATTGCGCCAGTACCGGAATCTACACCGCCAATCACATTGGATTCAGTTGTCGCATCATCGGTATGATCTTGTACAACCGTCACATAAAGGATGCACTTCACGTACTCCAGCAGATAGCGAACCACATTAGGCAGAGTCCCTTGGCGATCACCTTTACTATCTAGCGCCATCATGGCATCGGAGTAATTCCAGAGACGAGTCGGCTCGTTATAAGCAATCGTCCCGCGTTTATCCGGCGCAGTACCGACCAAATGAACCACCTGCAGCGCAAGCGGCCCCATACTTGGTAGCGGCTCAATGGTATTAACTTCAACTCCGTTAAGCTCAAAATCCTGAATTGGTGCAAGGGTTGCCATTATTTGATCACCTCTTGTTTAACTTGTGTAGCCTGCTCAGCCAGACCAATCTTGCCGTTCTTCAGCAAAAAAGGCGTCTGCGCAGGTTTTAGGGAAATGGTTTTATCGGATGGGAAATACCATCGGCCATTAAGACGGAAAGGTTTCAGGATCGGGTAATCCTGCACCCCAAGTTGCTTTTGGGTTGCCATAGTTGTTCCTGCAGGAGATCAATAAGGTTGGAATTTAGGTACAAAAAAACCGCTGATGCGGCGTTAGAATTGTCATTCTGTCGGTAATGGGTAACGGGCTTTTATCTCAGCGACTTTATCTCGCCAAGCTGTTTCTGACTCTGGAGATTGATCGTATTGCCATTCAAGGTAAAGTGGATCTGATTCTTTTTGATAAGCCACCTTTCTCGCCTGAAGCACATTAGTCAAACTCTGTTCCGATATAATCCTAACCTTTTCCTCGTTGGGAATATTCAATCTTTGAAACTCTTCACTTTCTGTATTCCAATTTGAATACGAATCCCCATTATATGAAAATGAAATTATCATTGTAGCCTCTTCATTAGGATGCAAATTGCATGTTGGTTAGAGTGTTATCACGAGTCGCACCTAAAACTAGCTCTTCAATCGTAGATGCCCCTGTCACTGCATCTGCTGATAAAATACACCCACGCCTTGTAAGAAACCCAGAGATTTGCTCTATTGTCGCATCGCGTAGAGAAACTTTAACTACATTCAAATAGTCATAATTTGAACCAATGAAAGGATGGCTGGTTGGCCTATCGATAACGATTTTACTACGAGCTAGAGTAAATTTACCTGCTGACGCATAGTATTCGAGAGCACCTTCTCGTCCAACTTCAATAATCAAGCTAGCTTTAAATGTGCCGAACATCATACCGCCACTTGCAGTTACAGTTGCATTCCACATAATGACTGGAGTGGTTTCATCATAGTGAACACTTCCCGTGGTATCAGTGTTCGACCCCCAAGGAATTACTTCTACAGACAAAGCATAACAACGAACATTACTTTCAAGTAAATGCCTCTGTGATCTCTTAATATAGATTTTGGCATACGAACCTGTTGGACATAATTGCATTGCTCTCTTTAGAGTTTTTAAAGGTGACCCAGACGCGCCACTGTTCGAATCACTTCCATTTTCAGCGTCAACATAATACGTAACGACATTATTAGCAGTAATAGTCTCTGTAATCTCATTAACCGCATTATCTATCTTCTTATCAATCTCCCCAACCTTCCCATTCACCACCTTAGTCAAATCATTCGACGCTTCAACCAGCGCCCCGATCTGTTGCTCAATACTCATATGCCTGATTTCCAATTATCGAATTAATGCCAGCCAACTAACCTTGCTTTTCCAGTTCATTCACCCGGAGCAGCAACTCCACATGTCGGGCCATATTGCCAATCTGAGCCGTCCCCATGATGGCGAGTTCTTCAGCCAGGAAGAGGTTTATATTCTCGGCGCCGAGCACCACGCTAACGCTGTCAGTAGGCAACGGAGAAATATCGAGAGTAAACTTCTGCAGCCAACTGGCATTCGCTGATTTATAGGTGAGCAGCGTGTTTGGTACCGAATAAACAGCCAGCAATGTACCGGACTCTAAAAAGAACCCGACTTCCCTCACCTCATATTCCAAACTGCCTTTGAATACCGCGCCCATACGTAGCTGAGTTGGACTTAACTCTTCCCAATCCGTAATCAACTCTCGTTGCTTCTCGTTACTCAACCGAGTCTGATCAACACTCGGCGTATAACTACGATTACCCGCGCCGATCCACTTGATCGCACCTTTGATGCCTTGGTTCTTCGCACTGATCAGCTCGGCCAATCCAGCCTTGGTGTACTGTACCGTCGGTGTACTCATGCTGTTGCTCCGGGATTCATTTCACTTATAACCACCATCCGTGTTGCACCGCCCCAATAAACAGAACCGATACAAACCGGTGATGGTGGTAATACACCATTCACCGAGTCATCATGATTGGTCACACCTTCCTGAGCGATACCAGAGAACCGAAAGCCTGACTCATTACCATGAGCCACAATCAGCTCAACCGTGTCCCGTTCCGACTTAGTATGTTCAATACGGGAAAGCATCCGTTCGACACTTCGCTTATTGGCAGGATGGCTACGCTTCCAAGCAATAACTTCTATATGATACGGCCCCGGAGGCTTATCCATTTGATACCAAGGACTCACCTCGATATCACAATCAAGCGCATCCATTGCTACCGAGAGCCCATGCCGAGTACCGGCTTTACGGTGTATCTCAAAGGCCTTATCCGCTGTCTTGCGCTGTTGATCCAACGTATCTTCAGGGCGCCAGTCCATCACCCCACGTTCTGCCGCTAGCAAAGCAACAAACTCGTCGGGGCTATACAAAGGTTGTTTAAGCTCAGGAAAAGGATCCACCAGAAGATTGATTGCCTGATGCCAGGCGAACTCTAGTGACTCCTCTATAACAGTGCGGTTCTCCGGCTGAACGGAGACAAAAGGCTTACTCTGCCCGGACATCAATCACTACCTCCGTGCAATAAGGCGCCTCATCCCAATCACAAACCACATCTTGCGATGGTTCATGCACCTTGGCTCGCTTAGCACCCAACTCATAGAAGATATGCGCCACCTCTTCACGATCCACAATAGCCTCTAACCGATGAAGCCTATCCGCAAGCGATTCAGCAGCCTTCACCGCTTCCTCTTGCTGAACATGGTTACCCGGTTGAGCACCGGTGTATAAAGTCGCTACAATCCGATAAGGCTTTGGCGTTGCGCTCTTGGTCGAGATTTCATCAGACTCCTGCGCAATATCATCCCGCCTTAAATAATTCAGCGTCCTCGCCAATAACGCAGGACTCGCTCTACCGTCAGGGCTTTCACGGCTAAGTACTGCCACACAGACCTTACCCGAATTAGGCTCAATCATTTTTGGCCGTGCATCTTTAACCGGCATAGGCCGAGTGAGATTCTGAAACTCATACCGCATCACCACAGCATCAGGTTCAGATTCAATCTTAATCACCGGTCGCTCATCCAGCGTCAACGCATGGAACTTGTACCCCATGTGGGTACCCGTGGTATGAAACTGATAAGGCGCCAAATCAAACCGCTGCAATAGGCTTTCATTTGATTCCATCACCGGTGGCTTAGGCGGAAACACCGAATCATCACCCGGCTCCATCACCTGCCGTTTCAACCCATACTGCAACGCCAACAAATCCACCATGTCCGATTCAGTGACAAACTTGCGAAACATCTGCAACGCTTGGTGGTTATACTCACGAATTTCAGCAATACGCTTTAACACAAACGCCTGTGTTACCTGTGCCAGCAACTCAGCATCATTATCAAATGCCGATTGAAGCTCTACCGCTTTATCAGGATCACGCTCAGCACAGTAATCAACAGCAAAGCCAATGTACTCCTGTAGTAACGATTCAAAGTCAGGAACCTGAAATGCTCTCGGCAGATTCGAATTAGATATATTTGATGAACTCGTCATACACGCCCTTTTAGCTCAAGTGGCTTCCCGTTCCAGTCGCCACTCACCCGTACAATGAAGCCATTCTTCCCCGGTTCTGCACGGCACGACTTAGCATTGAAAGCCGTCAGCCCATTTGCCGGATTAGCCAGAGCTTCAAGAGTCAGGTTCTGCAAGATCATCGCTTCAGTTGGAGACTGAATTCTACCCAGCCTCTCAATAGCTCGATTGCCCACAGCTCTGCGCTTAACGCGGGAAGTCATAGACGTGGTCAACACCCGTTCAAAACGGCATTGCAATGCAGCCGCACCGTTGACCGTGCGGCCAGTTTGAGGATCGATTCCAATCATTGTTGTTGTGCCGGATTAGAGGTATCAGCACCCGTTTCTGGGGATGAATGTTTGTGGCCGTTGTATATCTTGCGGTCGGCCTGCATGGATCGCGTGTGATCAACAATCTCACCGTGATTCTTAAAGGTTGGCGCATACCACTCAACACCACCAGGATAATGCGCAGTCAGCTTGCCGCTATCGAGGTTGTAGAACTCTGTCATCCCATCACCGTAATCGGTCATCACTTCATGAGCTTCAGTGGTTGGACATGGGTACTGAGTGGAAGGAAGCCCCATTAACGCCACCGCATTATTGAGGTTGTCACCGCTGCCAAGATTTATCAGCAAGCACTGCTCGCCCACACTCGGACGACGATAATGACTCACCCGCCCTGCGCAATGAACAAAAAAAGGGATCCGCGTAGCCTTGTTCAAACCAGAAGTAACAGCAACCGTTGTCTTATCAGCCTTCGAGACCACACCAAGACGAATAATATTCGCTGCCGCCCTGCGGTTTTCTTCCAGCTCTTCACGTAGTGCCAGAACCTCTTCCTCAAGCGACCTGAGGCGTTTCATCAACTCCAACATCATGATGACTACTCCCCACAATCTGAAGCCACTCTTCGCCAACCGGCCCCATGTAAATACGCTGCTTTATGGTGACCACTCTCAAGAAAACCCCATTATCAGGGTCGAACTTACGGGGGATATTCGAAATCAGCCGGGTATCATCCACATCGTTAAAGCAACCAAACCGCTCATTCAATAGCTCTCGCTCAAGCCGAGTAGAAGCATCCAGCGCTTCCAAGTCGAAATCCCTGACAGCGGTCGGCACTTCTACCAAAAAACGCAACTCAATCTCATGCAGCTTACGGCCATCATTACCAGAATGATTTACAGGCTCACTCTCACCAACCTGATAAGTGATCAACGTATGAGTAGGCTCTTTGGCCTCACGCCGATAAGCAGAACCAATCTTGATGCCTAGCCGCTGCTCTAGCGTACCGACCACCAACATCACCCACTCACTTGGCACTCGAAAGAACGAATTTGAACTCATGGTGAAAGTGCTCCTCGAACTTGCGGTTTAACTCGGGAAGATAAGACTCAATAATCTCTTCGGACTGCTCCGAGATATCCATCGTCACCAGCTTGATAGACTTCCTTGCTCGGCTCTGGCGCCGGAACACCAACAGCTGATCACTATCCATTGGAGAGATAAACGCACCCTTGTAGAAATGCCGCCCAACCGTGACACCGTCACGACCTTGAACAGGCTTTCCCAACCGATGAACGCCCACTTCCCGTACACCAACCCACAGCTTCGATGTATGGCCACGCTGATACACCCGATAGCGTGTTTTCATCGCCTTACTATCGATGGATAGCTCATAGCCCAGGTCAGCCATCGATACCGCACGTAGCCAACGATTAGTTTTCACCACCGCCCGTCGTGCCGCCTTGGCCAACTCCACAGGCAACTGAGAAAACTTCTCCAGCACACGCGTATCAAGGATCATCTGTGAATTCAGACCAGCCATGTTTAGCCCCTGCCGATTCCAAGCTCATCAAGTATTCACGGGTGATTTGGCTATCCCCATCACGTCCCATATCAAGGGCATTTGAATGAGCTAGCACATAGCGCTTACCCTCATCCATCAGCGACGCTAATGGCGGTAACTCGGCATCAGTTAGAAGCCGTTTTACTTTATTGCCATTCAGCTCAGTGGACTTGATATAACCCTGAACCGTTCGCTGGCTGCCATCGGACAACATCACCACAATGGGACGGCCAAAGCAGCTTTGAAGCGAAGCCCGAACTAGCTCTCGGGCTCCTTCAAACTGGCTAGCCCCCTCACCAAACTGACTAGCCACCGTTAAACCAGCACGCCAGTCAGCAGCACACAGCCATCAGTGAATACACCCACCGGCACTTTCACCGAACCGTCAGCCGTTGGCGCTGTTTTGGTGAATTCACCATTGTGGAAATACGCCGGTTCTGATTCAAAAGCAGACGTATCCCCCGCCTTAATCGGCCCGTCAAACAAACCACGGTAAGTACAACTCACAACCTGACCTTCAGGACCCGAGTAATTGGGTACCACAATCAAAGAGCCATACTTAACCGGCACATCCTTGGTAAACCCGCCAGCAGGCGCTTTCAGGTCAATCTTATTTCCGTCAGCAATACGCATCGTAACTACCTGTCTTATTAACTAATGAGTGTGGGAATGATTAAGCGAACGTCACTTTAGAAATACCGCGGCGATCAACCATCTTAGAAGCCAGATCGTAAGTGATGCGGAACTTAGCACCGTCGCTGCTCCAGCCATCACCCGTTTCCAACCAAGGATCTTGCTCGCCATCTAGGAAGGCCATCACAACCGAATCGAAATGCTTACCGGTAAGAGCAATCGCACCATTCACCTCAGCCATTCGAGCCGTTTCAATCACCTTCTGGAACTTCTTATAAGCTGGGTTGAAGGTATCCGGCTTACTCGCCGTATTCAGCACCGCTTCGAGGTATGAAGCATGGTCAGGGTTTGCCAGTAGTACTTCACCGCGAAGATCCAACGCATCACCACCCGATGATGTCGCCGTCGCGAACGACTTATGCAGCGCCATAATCAAATCTTGGTAATCACCCTTTGTGATACCTGTTTTAAGATTGCCCCACTTGGTGCTCGTACCCGGGATATAAACCGACTTTCCATCACCCATTTGGCCAGAGAGGATCGCATTGAACATCAGCTTGTCAGACAGACGATAAGCCGACTGCATGAACTTACGGGGGATCTTAGAAATCAGCGCGATTTCATCATTGATGATCGCCTGACGGGTAAAGGCAATTTCACGGCCAAAGGTCGCCAGCTGGATCTTCTCGCCGCTACCTTTAATGGTCGCCGCTTTGTACTCACCGTCTTCTGATACCGCCATCAAATCCGGCGCATCATTAATCAGCACCAAATCCGTTTCTTTAAAGTTCGGCAGATTCTCGGTGTTTGCCAGCTCACGCCACAACGGCGCCCGAACCTTGGCTTCATCACGCATGACCGTCCGTACACCTTCGGTGATGATGTCGGCAAAATCACCACTGTTGAACGCCCTTGCCACCAGTTCATTCTTGTTACTGCAGAACTTGGCATCTTTGCCCACCAAGATCTCAGCCATATCCAACAGCGTTTTCATGCGATATGGATTATCTTTATCGACATTTTCGGTACCACAGCGCGAATTTAGCGCATTCTGCAGCGCATCTTTGGTGGTATTGCCGTTATCAACATGAATATGGGTATTGGTTGGCCCTGATGAAGCCTGATCACCACCATTCCCCTGCGGATCACGTCCTTGACCAGACGGTTCACTACCTTGAGCAGAAAGAGTCCCCAGGTTCTGCAGAATCTTCAGCGAGGCCTTCTCTTCCGAGCAATCCATATCATTGAGCATGTCATCGCGCAGCTCATCACTCACCTTGTGCTGAGCACACAGCGCACGAATCGCAGACTGGCGAGCGTTTTCTTTCTTCACTGCATTTTGCAGCGTATCGTTATCAAGTGGTTTTGGCATATCGTCACTTACCTGTTGTGATAGTTCGCTGCCTGCCGCACTTGCGGCCAGCGGTTGAGGTTCTGTTTTTGAAGTTGAAGGTTCTGGTTTGGGCTCAGAAATAGGGCTTTCTAACTGATTAAGCAAATCTTCCGGGGGATGCTTAAAGGCCTTGGCCTGCAAATCATCAAGGGAGACATTCTTGAGGCTGTTGGAGAGATCAACCGGATCGACAACCTCATCAATCAAGCCAAACTCCAGTGCTTCCTGCGCAGTAAACCAAGTCTCCTTGGCCATCGCCGCCAGCACATCGTCCAACGGCTTACCGCAGCGCTCCACATAAGCATCCGCAATGGTTTGTTTGGCGTTCTTCAGCTGGGTCAGCGCGCTATCCAGCTCATCTTCACCGCCCCATGCCCCAATCGACGGGTTGTGAATCATCAGCTTGGCGTTTTCCGGCATCTTCACCACATCGCAGGCCATCAGGAAATAGCTTGAGATAGACGCCACCAAGCCATCAACCACACCCACGGTTTTACCCTTATGCGCCTTGATGGCGTTATACATCGCCAGCCCTTCATACACCGAGCCGCCATAGCTCTGAATACGAAACTCAGCATCTTGGCTACCCACGGCCTGCAGCGCCCGCACCAAATCGATAGCCTCAATGTCATAGCTACCGATATCACCGTGGATCCACACCTTCACCGGCTGCTCTTCACCCTGATTGGTCAGAGTGAACCATGACTTATTCATCTTCGGCATTCTTTGCCTCTCTGTTCGTGTTTTGGCTCGTTTGATTCTTGCTGCTAGCGCTATGCTGAACCTTCGACGCAATGTTATGGGCAGGATCCGCCACACTCACAATCGCATCATCATTCATTGCCTGACGCTCAGCCTTAATCTCACGCCTGACTGATACAGGGTTGAAGTTACGTTCTCGCTGGTAATGGCTAAGCGACTGCAATCCCAACCGCGTACCTTTCTCAACCCCAGTCATCTCTTTAGCTGGGTCTATCCACGGCATGACTGGCGCTTGATAAATCGCATTCAATACCGACTCAGCATCAACATCCTTTGGCACTTTTAACTGACCAGAGAGAATCGCCATCTCCAGCGCTTGCCGATATTGCGGACGGGTCCAGCAGGTAACGAACTTGCGTTGAAGGATCCGGTATCGAGCAAAGGAATCGATAAGCTCTTGCCGCTGGGCCGAATAGGTTCCAGAGTAATGACGAGTCACACTAGAACAGTTCACGCCAGAACCTGCCGACGCTAATCGCATTTGGGCATCACGGAACGGACTACTCATCGACTCACTGCGATTGCTCTCCACCACACCCGCATCTTCACCAGGTGCCAGTTCAAAGCTGTTCCCCATACCAAGGAACACATCCCCACCACGGTCAAAGGCATCACTCACTTCAGTGCTGCTGTCACGCTTGATGAAATAAGCAAAGCGGCTAGCAATCTGCGCACTGATCCGCTCTGACTGATCGTAATCTTCTACATCCGCAATCAAGTCCATGACTGAATGCAGCAAGGTCACGCCTCGGTTCTGATGAAAACGACGGGTAAACTTCAGGTGAGTAACGAATCGCGCCTCAACTTCAGAGAACTCAAAACCCAACGCATCCCGCTGGATCAACACAGAGATAATCTGCCCTAATTTATTGCGACGAATCCCTTCATACACACCGCGCTCAGGCTCACTGATATTCACCGGCACATAATCCGGCTCAAACGGCTGCACCCCAAACGGCGTCCCAGATGGATAATCAATCTCTGGGTGATAGCCCATGTAATACCGCGCAAACACTTCCCCATCTCGCAACCAGGTACGGCAGGCCAACCACTCGGTTTCAGCCCGAGAGTGTTCACCATCGATATTTTGCTTAAGGGAAAACAGCTCAAACCATTCATTGATTTGCCGGGCAAACTCCGTATGTACATTGCCGGCTTTATCCAATGGCTGAGGTTCAATCATGATGCCGTTCGGCCCCACCACATTGGCGCAGAACTCATCAAGAATCGCAGTAACGAAAGGCGTGTTTTCATCCATATGCCGCGCCCGTTGGCGCAGCGACTTGGCATCTTTGTTTAACTGATTGGCTTTACTGGTAGAGCGAGGATTACGTTTCTTGGTGTGGGGGTTAGCAGGTAATGCAGCTTGATACTTGTTGATTAACGTTCGGTTGTGCATCCGTTCAAGCCCTGCCTTGGGGTTGAAGTAACCCACCACACGATCGGCAAGGTTGAATTTACTCAAGGTAATTCCTCCGGATCATGCTTCTGCGGCCCCCTTGCGACTCCCGAGCGATTAACGCCTGCAAGCGTTCAATCTCTCGTCGCACCGTTGCAAGGCTGGCAAAGGTCAGCTTTTCCCCTTCAGCAGTTTCCACCGACTGCTGCATCAAAATTTTCTGCTCGGCATCTAAGTACCACTGCAAGCGCTGGCGGTTCGTTATTGTCATCCGTAAATGCCCCTTGAATGCCTATATCGACTTCTTGGTTTTCGCTCAAACTTCGGCTGCTGATCGGCATCCACTACATTGATATTGAACTGCCACTCATCGGCCCAGCCCGGAGGGCTCTGCCAGTTCAGCTCATCACCGCCCTTGTAATGCATCCCCGCTTCGGCATACACGCACAGGTCAAACGCCTCATTCGCTTGTTTATCTGGCTTCTGCCAATCGCCGTTTTCATCAATATATTCGGCAGTCAGCTCATCAAACCACTCACGTTGGCACCAAGCAGGCAAATGGAAGAATCGAGAACCAAACTCAGCCCGACAATAGCTCGACGACACACGGTGTTTTAACCGGTTGGTATGAAGCAACAACAGCGGGATTTCACCATGCGCATGTTTAGAACGCTTATCGGGAAAGCTCTCTTTCACCAAGTCTTTCGGATCACGGCTCGCGCCTTTCACCAAACGGAACAAATGAGACATCCCCTGCCGCTTCAGGCGGTTGTAAAACTGATAACTCAGCTCAGTAACCGAAGTGGTTTTATTACCCACCTTTTCACCAGATCCACCGGAATCACACAGTGTCAGTAACGGCTTCATCACCCGGCCAGACTCATCCCCCAATGGATAGGTTTTCTTAATCACCTGATCAATCAACAAATCCCAATCCTCGGCATACACCGCAGGATTAATGCGATCACCATTGCGATGAGGTGTAGTCAGGATTTCAAAGCGGTCAATTACCCAACGTTGCAGCCCTTCCCCGAACACCTGAGCTTGCACCACAAACCGAGGGTTCTTGCGACCACCCTGCACATCGATACTCATGATCAGGAATCGACCTCCTTCAGGAATCACACCACGCGGATAGTCTCCAGCACGAGCCATCAGCTCATGCGCCCCCACTTCCTGACTTTGAGATTGATAAATATAGGGACGGCCAACATTGATGTTCATAAAGCTTTTCAGCGCTTCTTCATCACCGCTTTCATCATATTGCGCCTGGGCATTCAAGTAGCGATAAACCAACTTTTCCCAACTCGCATAAGCCGCCACAACGCCCTCAAACCAGAACGTTGCCCATTTGGACTTTCGATGCTGGCTTTCGTCTTCAACAACCTGACCATACTGGTCAACGCCACCTTCCCGAAACCAACGCCCAGCAAGGTTAAGTTTCTGCTTTTGCTTTTCTTCTATTCGATATGTACAGCGAGGACACTCACAATACGCTGTGTTAGCCGCATCCTGGTAGTCCTCATGGTCATCCCACTTCAGCGTCTCAAAAAGAGGCATGAACCACGCTTCGCAGTCAGGACACTGCCAGTAAAATCGTCGCCTATCGCCTTGGTTATACAAACCACCGATGCCCGAACAAGGCTGGCATTCATGAGGCTTCAACTGCGCATCCGGTTTTGGCTGACGAACAATACGCCCAGGGGAAGATTCAGCCATCGCCATTCCAGACGACTTAGCATTTTGTACCCGCATTAGCATGAGTTGAAACTTACTACCTTCTTCCCCCACCGAGTCATCACCGCGATCGTAATCGGTACAACCTGCATAACGATAAGTCGAGGCCGACAAACTAGTTTCCGTCGCGGAATCCAGCTTTAGCATCATGCCGTTCTTGAACACTTTACTGGTGAGGTTGTCATCCGCCTTGCGGCCAGTACGCAAATCACGAATAGGTTTGGTTTTGGTAAAGCAGCGATCTAAATCTATCTTACTCATATCGACCGCTTTGGTTTTGGTACTGTAGATAAGCAGCATGTCACCCGGCGCTTGAGTAACGGCGTAATTTATCCAGCCCTCAACCAAGGCTTTAGTCTTGCCCGAACGCGCAGGCCCCATCAAAATCACCGCTTCATAAATTCGACGAGACAGCGCATTCATCGGCTCACGCATATACGGCGTCATCGAACTCATAAACTTAGTGGTGTCCATTCCATCCGACACCCAGAGATACTCATCAGCGGCTTCCGCTGGGGTTTTATTCGCAGGCAAACACAAATAAGCCAAACTACGACGAATAGCCGCCGCATCGGCAAATTTATAATCGAATGTCATCGTTCACCGCCTCTAAATCAAAATTCAGTAATCTTTCGATATTCTCAAGTTGTTCCGCAGTCGCATCCGGTATCGCGGTTTCAATTCGGTTGATAGCTCCATCGGCAAACTTCTTAATCGCAGCGGTACTCTTGGCGATTTCATTCTCGTAGTCTTCACGCAGGATCAACTCGCCAGTGTCTTTCGATAGGCTCAGCTTCTCTCGCTCTGCCTGAACAAACGCCCGCAGCTCAGCGGCGGTTGGAAAGCCCATTAGATCCGGAGCGTCTGACTCTTTCACTGGCGCTTTACACAAATACGGCGCCACCTGACACACATCGTATAGCGGCGCATTACCCTTGAAGGCCACCGGCTCAATACCTGCCGCTTTAAGGCGTTTACGTACCGTCGAACGGTGAGAGCCAAACTGCTCTAACTCACTGGTATTCCATAATCGTTTTTCATTATTCATGGCTTCCTCGGAAATAGCCCAGTCTCTCCCGGTGTCACGCCCGTCTCGCCCACGGTGACGTTGCCGCTCATGTCGCGCTTACTCGCGTGGCTAGTGCCTTTTTGATTCTGAATGCGCGCTCAGATGTAAGGAGGGCACCGTCTTAGCTAACGCAGCAGACAGCGAGGCACAAACGCAGAAGATGAAAATAGAAAAGAGAAATCACTCTTGAATGCAGGTCTGCGGGTTGTCGTAACAACGCCGCAAATTCTCGATGCGAGAAGCACACAACGAGAAATACATCAGCCAGACAGGATCACGCCTAACGGCCTCGCCCCACGTTAACGGAGGCGATTGATAAGGTTGAGTACAAGGAAGTAAATACGCCGCAGGCGGTTTAATCAGTGTTACTTTGTATTGGGTGACCACTGGCGGCGTTGTAGTACACCCAACGGTCAGCACCAGGAATAAGCAAATCAGCACAATTCGCATTGGCAATGTCCTTTTCAATTTGTAGTTGTGCTTGTGATGCGCGAGCCTGCCAACTTCGACGGGCTAAATCCGCCTGCTCAGCCGCTATACGTTCTCGCTCTGCCATGGCCTCTAGGTAAGCCACCGTCTGTTCCATGGATTGATTCACTGCGACCAGCTGTGCGATTTCTTGCGACTTGGCCTGAATATCCGCTTTCGATGCTTTTAAATCTCGTGATAAGAAGCCGTTCTCGACAAACAGCACCACCGCAATCAGTACCAGCACCACCAAACTAAAGCTCTTGAACTTACTCATAACCATTGAGGCAAATCCCCCGTTCACGTTCCCGCCGCGTCACTATGCCCAGACAATTGCTGGTTTCCACACGACAGTCTTTACCGTTCACATACACCCAGCGAGTAAACTCATTACAGGCTGCATCCAGCTCGCCAGCTTTGAGTTTTTTCAGGTAAGTCGAGCTGCGGAAATTACCCGCACCAAGGTTCATCACAAAGCTCACGGCCATATCGAACTTTGGCCCTTCGGGCAGCTTAACTTGTTGATTAACTACCTTTTCGGCGGCAGCAATATCATCAATAAACCATTGGGCAATTTCAGGTACTTCCGCTGTATCGCCCTGCTCTACCCCTTGGGTATGGCCAAGGCCGATGGTCCACACGTTGGCGCTGCACTGGTAAGCCGAGCTTTTACATCCTTCCAGCCCGGCCATAAACGCCAAGCCATCGTCACTGGTCTTTAAGTCGTGATGAGTACCTGCAACAAAAGCCAGTACAGCAGCCACCGCACAACCGGCCGCGCCGCTAGTCGTCTTCCATTTGTTCATAGGCTTTTCTCACATCAGGATGGTTCTGCAGGGCTTTGAGCATTCGGCGGCGATAGAGCCAGTTGATAACGGCGGTAAACAAGGTGGCAGCGATAGACACCACCACACCAATTTCATTGAT